TAACCGTATATGGTGATATGATGAACTCAATTTATGAATGGCCGGACAGTGATGCCGCCTTCATGGATTGTTTTATAGCGAAATTAAGAAAGGAGTTGATGAAAAAATGAACAATGAATATGAACATGATGATGAACAAGAGAATGTGGCCGGATTTAACAGGGCCAGTGGTAATTTACCTGAATCTGTAATGACAAGAGTGAAAAAACACGCTGAGAGGACTAATGAAAAAGTTGAAGTGGTTTTAGATTTCTTTTTAGAATCTATCAAGAAAGACTACGGTTGTGACAACCCTCATGAAGAAGATGAAGATTTACCGCCAAGAGAAGCCAACTATTATTAGGAGATTAAATGGCAGAGAAACCATTACAAACACCAGAAAAAATTGTTAAAGATTCGCCATTAGAAGTATTAATTACTAATCCTGATGAAGTATCTGTAATGACTGAAGAAGGTGGAATGATTATAGATTTTGAAGAAGGTGCTGAATTTGGTTCAGAAGACTTCAATGACAATATTGCAGAGTATATGAATGATAATACTTTGGAATCTCTATCAAATGAATTAATAGGTTATTACACTTCAGATAGAGAATCTCGTAGTGATTGGGAACAAACCTATACAAAAGGTTTAGACCAGTTAGGTTTAAAGATTGAAGAACGCACAATGCCTTGGAATGGTGCTTGTGGTGTATTTCATCCTTTGTTAACTGAATCAGTTGTTA